CTGGACAGAAAAAAAGATGGGCAAGAATAAGGGGTGAGAAGTAATGACTTTTTATAACACAATCAATGAAAACCCTAGTGAACTTGCTAGGTCACAATCAAAAGCTAAAACACAGGAACAGAAGATCATTAACTGTTTCAAGCAGTACGAAAGGCCACTAAGCCCATCAATGGTTCTTTCAATCTCAGGATTGAACTGCCCTATAACATCAATAAGAAGAGCTATGACAAACTTATCTGATGATGGCAAACTAAAAAAAACAAAAGACTTTGTAATGGGTAACTATGGAAAGAAAGAACATCTTTGGTGTTTACCTAAAAAACCAGAGTCTTTCAGTCAATCAACATTGCCTTTCTGATGAAAAACAAAGACTTTGACAGCTTTAACAATGACCGCATCTTGGCTGCAAGAAAGCGTGTAATTGATCTTTTATACCTTATTGGAAGTTGGGAAGAGCAAAAACAACAGAAACAAAAACCATGACTATTAAATTTCCAAAACACCCTTCAGATCCATATTATTTTCAATGCTGTGGCGTTGGTCACATACACATAAACTCTTGGTTAAATAAAAAACCAAAGTATAAAGATCAAAAAGGAACTTATTACTTTACACATGATGAAAAACAAATCTTATTTGACCAATTAAAAGACCAATTAAAACAAGAAATAAGCCAAGACTTCCCAAAAAATCAAGATTGACGCTACATTTAGAATAATAAAAACCATAATCCCATAGTGTCCAACGGTAGAACTAGCAAGAATGAGCATGAGTTCAGAGTGAACAAAGTTGCAAAGCTTTTGTCTGTTGGTACTGTTCGATCAGAAATAAGTCAGTTTGCATCAACTGAATGGGGTGTTAGTCAAAGGTCTATTGATAGATATATTCAAGAGGCTACTGTGATCTTGAAGCAAGACTTTGATATTGACCGCAGACAATTTACGGCTGAAGTATTAGCTCAATACGCATCACTGGCAAAAGAGGCTAGGAAATCAGGGCAGCTTACAGTTGCTTTAGGCTGTATTAACTCAATGGCAAAGGTCGGTCAGGTGATGTCTTGAGCATACTGAACAGAGAAGGATCTGTATTAGATCACATAGGTAGTCACTACACAGACATTGATACTAGAGAGCTATTAGATAAGATCAGGGGTGATTTGCATGAGGCACAGCAAAAGTTCTTTGATAACCAGACTGAGATAGTTGGGCTTTCTGCTGGATATGGTGCTGGTAAGACAAGAGCTTTGTGTAGTGTGGCTGTTAAACTTGCAGCCCAGAACATTGGATTTATTGGTGCAATCCTTGAACCAACAAATGTTTTAATCAGGGACATATGGCAGACAGACTTTGAACAGTTCCTTGAACATTATGAAATACCTTATACATTCAGAGCTTCACCACTTCCAGATTATACTTTGCATTTCCAAGAGGGAGACTCGAAGCTCCTTTGTAGAAGTTTCGAGAACTACACCAGAATTATTGGTTTGAATCTTTCGCACGTTTTGGTAGATGAAATCGACACAGTTTCACCAGCTATTTGTGATAAAGCATTTCCAAAAATACTTGGTAGGTTAAGGGCTGGTAATGTTCGCCAGTTTGCCGCAGCTAGTACACCAGAGGGATTTAGGTGGCTATACAACACCTTTGGTACAGATGAAGCGAAGGAAAGAAAAGATAGGCAGCTAATCAAGATGAGGACTCAGGACAATAAATTTTTGCCTGATGACTTTATTGAACGTATGCAAGCCAATTATGATCCATCAATGCTGGCTGCTTACCTTAATGGTGAATTTGTGAATTTGACCACAGGAATGGTCTATTCTAGGTTTACTAGAGAACAGAATGTCACAAACATCAAGCCTGATATTGGTCTTGAGCCGTTAAGAATTGGGGTCGATTTTAATATTTCCAACACTAATGCTGTGATCGGTATTGTCCAAGATCAAAAATTGTTAATATTTGACGAAATATCGGCTGCCTACGATACTGATTCGTTGGCACAAACCATTAAGTCCAGATATCCTATGAACAAGATATACGTTTACCCAGATGCTAGTGGAGGAAACAGGAGTACAAATGCGAGCCAGACAGACATTGAGATACTTTCTGGATATGGTTT